CTGCGATAGTGGCTGTAATGGCTTCTGTAGGGCTTGTAATGGCTGTTGCGTTATCTTCTATAGCTTCTATATAGGTTTCAGCCTGAGATATTGCAGTATTAGCTACCTCAATTGTGGCTGTTGCATTTTCTGTTATTGTAGGATCAGAAGGAGATATTTGTGCTGTATTAATTTCATCTGCGTGTGCATAATCTGCAGGATAGAATATCATCCAAAGTGTTAAAAGCAACCCCACTAACCCCGTTTTGATTAGTATGTTTTTAATTTTTTCTCCTATTAGTTTTTGGTGGTAACTAATAGTCTTATTATATCATTTTTATAATAAAAAAGGGAGCCAGTTTCCTGACTCCCCTGATTATTAGACTATATTACTTAATTAATTTAACCTTAGCCTGTGGATTCTTGTTGTTCCACTTTTTAGCAAGTGCGTTATACTGCTTTACATAAGCAGCACGATCAGACTTTGCCTTAGCCTCAGAAACAGCAAGTTTTGCAGTTAGAGCATCAATTGTTACTTGAAGATTTACCTTCATAGCATTAACTGATTCAATAAGTGCAGCGATTGATGCAGCATTTGCATCAGCAACTGAAGCCTTAGCCTCAAGCACAACTGATGTTGCTAGAACCTTACCTGTAACAGCAAAAGGTCCAGCAGAAAGAGGAGCATATACGTTCCATGCTGAAGTTCCATCAACAAGAACTGGAGACTTTGAGCCTACAAGAGTAGCGCCACCAAGTTGTGTTGAAGAAATTAAATCTTCAGAAAGAAGATTTGTATATGTGCCATCAGCAACTGGAAGTCCAGAGGCATCTAATGCTTTAAGAGTAAGCTTAACAACTTCACCATTTACATATGCAACTTTATCAAATGCAAGGACTACAGAAGAGACTGTAGAAGATCCAACTCTAATATCAGCAGTTGCTGAAACTGTTGGTGTTGTAGCATCATTTTTAAATGATAACTTTGAAACACCAGTTGAAATTCCTTGAATTGCAAATGTTGCAATACCAGATACTGTAGTTGCAGATCCTGCAATTGTAGCAATTGTAGTTGTATCTGATGTAGCAAGAACTGTTGTTCCATCAGCAACTAAGTTTCCGTTTGCATCTTTAACTGTAACTTCAATAGCAGCAGCATTTGATCCAACCTTAAGAACTCCAATTTTCTTTACTGCAGAATATGAAGCAGCAACTCCAGAAAATGTGAATGTCTTTGTGGCAAGAAGTGTTGAACCACTCCAGATTGTAATTGTAGATGTTCCTGGTGTTCCATCGCCAAATACGTTTACAAAATATTGTCCTGATGTGCCTGTAATGGCACGACCTTGAACTGTGGCCCCAGCCTGTGTTGAACCAATACCAATAAGTCCTGGTCCAGTTACAGTTGCTGTAATTGTTCCATTAGTAATTGCATTATTTAGTCCATCTTTAAGAGTTATCTTAATGTTACCAGCAAGAGAATTAGCAGTCATTGGTGCAACAATTGCTACAGTATTTGTAGTAGCATCAGGTGCAGTAGATCCTGCTGAAGAATATACAGTTGTATATGCTGGTGATGCTGATAATGTGCCAGTTGCAGTCCAAGTAATTGTCTTGGTTACTGCGGTTCCCTGTGTTCCATTTGATTCTACTGGAGTTGCAGTAAGAGTAGTAACTCCTACAGCAGCACTTGTTAAAATAAATGTGGATGTTCCTGGGCCAACTGCATCAGTAGTAACTCTATACCATGATCCAGCAACCAAAGTTGCTAAAGTTGTATTAGTTCCTGCTTGTGCAAGGACAACAGAGCCAATACCTGATACAGCAATAGTTGTTGCTGTGCTTGTATCTGTATTTAGTGTTACTGTTGCAAGGCCATTAAGAACCTGAACACCATTTGTCGTGTCATACATTGTTGTATATGCAATTGAAGGCGCTGCTTGCGACGGCAGTGCAACAATAGCGGTGCCAGTCAGGGCTGCAGCGATGACAATGGCAATTTTTTTAAATGAATTCATTATTCTCCTTGTTAGTTTTTATATTAGATTAAGTTTATCAAGAAAATCTCTAACATCGTTAGGCATTTCCCGATTATCTAATTCTACCATATCTCTTTGCTTTTGTGCAAGTCGTGCACTAGAGCTCCAGGTATGGACATCTATCTCTATATTAGTATTCTTTTGTGTATGGGAGATGGCTCCAAATACTGCTCCACATACTGCATCCGCTAAGTCTTTAGATTTTTTGCGTGGGTGGTCAACCCTGTTACCCTTCATTATTTTTAATTCTGACATTTCTTCAAGAAGTAATGGGATCATAGGAATAGCAACCCGCTCTTCATAAATCATCATAGCTAAATCTTCATAGTGTTTTTTAGCAACAGATACAGTCTCAGTTCTTATTCCAACTGCTTGTAATTCATTTTGAATATCAAATGACTGCCATCGGTCAAATGAAACCATACCAAGATTAAAACCCTGTCTACGTAAATTCATAATCCATTGTTTTACTTCTGAAAGATTTACTGGACCTTCTGCTCTTGGCTCCCACCATGCAACGGCATCAACAACAACAATCGGGGCTACCTGTTCATAATCTTTAATTACTTGAATACTTACCCACTTATCCACATGGGCAATTGCTACAGCACACTTATCATGCTTTTGGGCAAGGTCAGCATGAATATAATAAACCTTATCTGGATCTGGTTTAAAAGTTTCATCAAACCTTCTAAATGAATCTAATGGGTTTCTAGAGTTCATACATTTTTCTAGTTTATCTTTTTGTTTAAAAAATGCATCAGAAGAATAAGTTGGCATACAGGCAAAACGCATCATTGCATCACCAAGGTCTGTATAAAAAGCTAACTTAAAGTCTTCTATTTTACGTGTAGGGTTTACTTCCCATGTAGGTCTTTTGAATGCAAATACTCTTGGTATTTTATATTGGAGAATTGTATCCTCGTCCCACGAAATTTCAAACTGATTTCCTGGATCACTATGAGGTAAATCTTCATTCATTATGAAAGTGTGGGTGCGTTCAATAGTTTCTTTTTCAGCAATAACTGATTCATACCGCTGGGAAATAAAGTCACCTTGATAGCGTGGGAATGAAAGAAGAACTACTTTGCCTAAGTCAGGAAAACGAGAGTCTACTGTTCCACGAAATGCTTTATAAATATTATCTGCAGTTTTACCTTGTTCATTACCTGTTCCAACCTCTGTAGCAAAACCAGAAATTTCATCAAGAACTGCCATTAAAAGGTTTAAACCCTCATGAGATTCTCTTTCTGAGTGACCAGAATAAACGGTTATGCCTTTATCAAATTCAACTGAATCTGCTTTTGGATTATACTTTCCTGCAAACCAAGGTGACTTTTCAACCTTTGTTTTAAATCCTTTAAAAAAAACATTTTTAGCTTGTTGTGCGTTAACTGCAACGTTAATAATATCAATAGCATCCCCTGGTGGCTTACCAAAATAAACTGCTGGATCTTTAAGGCATAAAAGTTTATACACTACATATGCACATGCTACTGTTGATATAAAGTCTTTTCCACTACCCTTGCCAAGTTGAAGAATAAGTTCATTCTTGGTATATTTATTAAAATGATTTACACCTTTTTGTTCTCCCATTAAATCTATAAGATCTTCCTTACGATAAATTTGGCTCATAGCTTCTACAATTTCATACTGAATGTCAGACAAGATAGGCTGGCCTAAATACTCTGGAGATTGCACAAAGGTTTTTACATCTACTGGTGTTTCAACAAAATGATTTTCTTTTAAGACATCAAGAAACTCATTGAACATCGTGGACAATTGTAATCACTTCGCCTTCTTTTGCAATAGATGAAAGTCTTTGCATAATTAAATCACGTATTTCTGGATGCTCTGAAGCAACATCACGAAGTATTCCTATTAAAACTTCTTGTCTACGTTCAATCTCAACCATTTCTTCTGCAAGTTCTTTGTTTTCAAGAAGTCCAGCTTTTTGTAACATTTCAATTCTAGATTTTTCAATATCCATAACAAGCTTAATGGATGCAGTCTTGGCACTTAGGTTATTGGTTAAACTTGATTCATCCATAACTTCATATGCCTTTGTAATTAACTTTGTATAGTGTGTGTCTGCTCCCACCAATGCTTCTTTAGCTCGTGCACGAATAGCATCATTAGCAGATGCCATAACCTTCCACTCATTAATAAGTGCTACTACTCTAACTCTTGGAATATCAAGTTCTTTAGAAATAACCGTTGGGTCATTTCCTTTTAAGTATTCAGAAACAACTTGATTAACTTGATCAAGGTGGCTTATTAAATCAGACTCAGTTGACATACTTACCCTCTAGTCTATTAATCTCATCTTTAATATAAAATATTGCTTTTTCTAGATCTTGAATTGTTCTTTCTTCATCCTTTAAGCCTGCTCTCCATAAATATTTAAAAGCATTTCCAATATTAAAATTTCTATGACGAGTAATTTCTAGGCACTCTACACCTGAAGGATCCGTTGTATAGTGTCTTGGATGATTAACTTGATCAACTGTAATTGTAAGCCTACTATTTGTTTTCTTCATCATTATCCCAATCAAAAGCTTCTGGCAAACCTTTTAGTGCTGTAAGAACAAAAGTTATTCCTACTGCACCAGCAATACCAATACCAATTAAAATCTTTTGTGCTTTATTCATCGTCTACTCTTCCTTAATCCAAATTTTGCAAGATAAACATAGATAGTTTCTATACTTGCCCCGCACTCTTTTGCAATTTCTTCAGGAGATTTTTTATCCATAAGATATCTCTTACGTAGCCAAACCTCTGATGTATATAGTTTACCAGCCATAATGTTATTTGTCAACTTCTTTTTCAGAAATATCATAATTAAACCTATTAGAGTTTTCTAAGATCCATTTATCTTGATTCTCAACATCATATTTTTTTTCATTAATTATTCTATCAATTAGGTAATCTTTTTCAAGGGTAAAAGATGGCTCATATATACGAACCCTATTGTTAGGTTGAATAGCAAAGTTTCCATCATCTCTTTGTATGACGTGACCACACTTATGGTCTGCTGGGCTTTCAGAATATCCGTCATCTAAAACATTTGTATCTGGATTATGCCAGTCTAGAGTAAACAAATAGGTTCCTTTATTCATTGTTTTTGTTCTATCTATGTAAGACATTCTAAGGTTTGTTAGATTTTCAAACCTTGTTACAGCAATGTGATGACTAAAAGAATTCCATAAAACTAAATTATGTAGATCTACTTCAGGAACACCTGGCTCTGTGCAAAAAGCAGAAATTGGAAGTCTCCACCAGAGGCCACCGTCTGGCATCATAATATGAAATAATGGGCTTCTAGATTTTAAACTTGAAACGCCAAAGACCACACACTCAAAGTATTTGTCATGGCTATCTTGATGATTACGTAAGTAGTTTCCTCTTACATAGCAACTTATTGGTGGTATGTTTGCATTTAGCTCTGGCATTACTGATTACCCTTTTCTATTGTTTTAAGTTTATCCCAAAATCCGCCAGGATTTCCTTGATAAATTTGTCCAGTTTCACGATCTATTAAAAGCCACTTTGTTGGTGACAAAGTTTTTACAGTTAAAATGGTATTTTCTTTTTCTTCTTTAAAAATAAAGCTATCTCTATCCATTGTTTCCTACTGCCTTATCCCAATTTTTTATTGCCCAATGCCCGATTCCGCAAGCATCTGCAACGTCATTGTCTGTAATAGTTTTATTATACTGAAGGTTTATAAAGTTTACCGTTCTTTGTTTTCTGATTTCTCTTTCGTTTGTTTTATGCCAAGACTCAGATTTGTTTGGATTCTTAGATCTAATAAAAAGTTTTTCATCTTTAGATATTTTTTTATTACCAATAAAATTTTGCCAAGTAATCGGAGATACTTTGCCCACAATATTTATTCCAGACATTGCAGCAGCACCCAAAAGTGCGCCTTGGACTAATGCAAGGTCTGCAGCAGTTTTAGGGCTATTCATAAACACCGTATGCTCAATCACAATAGCATCTACATTTATATATTTTTGAAAATATGCTGATGTTTTTTTTGCTGCGTCCCCTACCTTAGAGTATATATCTTTACCTTCAAAGATAATCTTACCAACCTCTTTTAACTGCCCATCATAAAATGTTGCATAGGCAAGGCTATTTGTGCTAGCATCTATTGCACATATTCTCTCAGGAACATGAGCTCTCCCCGCATTAATTATTTTGTTCATAATCAATAAATCCTTTAAGTTTTTTTAACATTTTGGCTACTTCTTTTTCACTAACATTACAATTAGAACAAAATCCAGAATCATTATAAATAGATAAGTCTTGGTTGCATCCACCAAGACACCTTCTTACCTTCCCAATCCTACTTTTTCTACGTTTTGCATTATACTTTTCTGCAAGTTTTTCTTTTGTGGCAGCAGCCCTACAATTTTCTCCACAATATATTTGATAGCTTACTTTCGGTTTAAAGTATGCATTGCAGTAATTACAAGGCTTCACTCAGTTCCTCCAGAGAAGCAATCTTTACTGTTCCCGTGCCTGCCTCTGCACACGCTGCCTTTACTGGGCATGTTTTACATATTTTTGAATTACCACGATAGTTTTTGGTAGGCAAAGTTTGACTAGTCCAAGCTTTACGGACTTCACGCATCCAATTAAATGCACCATCAACCCATTGACGATAATTGTCATTAACCTGTATGGGAATAATCATAAGGTCATGAGTGTTTTTATTTTCATAAACTAGAGCGCCTTTAGATTTTCCAAATATTTTCATATAAATAAGTAGTTGAATTAAATGACTAGACTTAGGTTTGTTTGTTCTTTTTCTGTATTCAAATCCCTCATTCATCATTGTTTTAATTTCACCAAGAATTTCTTCGCCTTCCCAGTTAAGCATTACATCGCCGTAACCAAAAATTGGAGGATCATCATAAATTACTTTAAATTCTGTTGTTGTTTCACCTTTATCATTAATATATGGAATACCAACTCCAGAATCAAGCATTGCTTTTTGAATTCTTTCATGCCCCATAGTTCCAGAGCTCATGTTAGCAGCGCCGTAAGCATCTGTATAGTCATCAAAGATGGCACCGTTAAATGCTAAAAACCAATATCTTGGGCATTGTCCATGCTGATAGGCAATTGTTGATGGAGCAAAAGATTTTTTCTTTGTATGCTTTGGTCCTCGTTCTGCAATATATCCAGTCTGGATCTGCTTAACCATTTCTTCTGCATTAAAAATTTCATTCTGTTTAGACATTGTTTGTCTTTGTTCTGATTCTTTTAACATAACCTGCTGTAGTAAATTTTTAGTCATTTTATCCCTTTGTTTATATAAGTATAGCAGGTTAGCGCATTATATACTTGAGTGCTGACACCAAGTTATTGATAGATTCTGCTGCTGTATAATAAATATTTTTCTTTGCACGATCATTTTTATCTACATTGGCCATCCATGTAGCCTTAAAAGCCATCTTTGCTGCAATTGCTTGTAGCCTTACAATTTCAATGCTTGCTACTTGTGCTGGAATATCAGGCTTAATTATTACCTTAGCAATAAAGGTTAGGGCAGTAGTAAGCTCTTCGTCTTTCATATAGTCTGCTATTTCTGTTAAACCATTTACCATCTCTAACGTTGTTTTTTGTGGAGCCTCAGTTGTCATTATTTTCTCTTTCTGTTAATTGTTCTAACATGTCTAACTCTATTATAGCAAGTCTAACTTTTTGTGTGCCCTCGCCTAAAACAATAACTAGTGCAGGGTCCATGCTTTTTTTTAAAGCATCTGTTACTACCTTAGCCCATACATCCTGATTCAAGGTAAAAGATTTTGAACACTCTTTAAAGTCTAATACAAAATTATGCCATGAGGCATCTCCTTTAGTATTATTTCTTCCAGAATTTTTATGTTGCTTAGCCCCTATTCTTTTACTTTCGCTTTTTTCGCTCATAATCCTCCTTTGTTGGAGGCAGTAAGTTAACTTTAGATATATGTTTTTCTGGACACATCCAAGTTGTATCACCAGTTTCCCTCCAATATCTCAAAGAGCCTACTTCAACTCCACATTTCTTACAAGGAAACTTTCCTTCATATACTGTAAACTCTTTAGCCATTAGCCAACTTATTCTTAAGCTCTTCTTGTAATGACAAGTCTTCCCTAACTCTTGAAACAAAGCCATCTCTACCCTGAACTTTTGTTCCATCATCTAGCTGATACCAAGCGCCAGTTCTATTAACAATTCCTGCTGCTTCTGCTGTATCCACAAGATCTCCAATAGAATCAATACCAATGTCGTTACCCCTAAAATAAAAATCGTATTCTCCTGATTGAAATCCTGGAGATGTTTTAGAAAACTGTAACTCCCAACGAATTTTTCTACCAATTTTTTCTTCAATTAATTTATCACCAATTTTTATTTTACCTTTAATTGCTTGGTTATCTGACTCAGACGAAAATAACTTAATAACTGTTGAAGAATAGAACTTAGTAGCCTGACCACCAGTAGGCTGCTGGCTAGTATACATAGCATTAATATTATTACGACTTTGACTAATAAGGACAAACAAAGTTGGCTTAATTTTATTATTTGCATAGTTAATCATTTTCCAAGCATTGGAAAAGTCACGAGACTCTGCACCAATTTGTTTTGTATTTTCAAGTTGTTTAAGTTCATCTGAATCCTTTTCAAAGTAAATAGCAGGTAGTAAAGATGTAATTGAATCAACAACAACAATGTCAACCCCAGCATGAATAAGGTTGGTCCCAACATCCACCATTTCATTTATTGTCCTAGCCTGTGAGTATATTATTTGAGAAGAATCAACCCCTAAGCGCTCTGCCCATTTTGGATCATAAGACATTTCTGCATCAATCCATGCACAAACTTTTCCTTCTTTTTGTGCTAGACCTATCATTTGAAGGCATAGAGAAGACTTTGCAGAGGATTTGGAGCCCCAAACAAGAACTTGTCTACCATAAGGCAATCCTCCAGCAAGGGCACGATTTAGCCCAAAGCTGGGAGTTTTTGCATATTCTATTGGAGGAACCGAATCTCCAACCATAATACTTTTTCTTAACTTGGGGTTAAGAGCTGCTAAAACTTCTTCCATACTAACCATTTATATCCTCCAGTGTTATTGTTCCATCTTTTGTTTTTCCAAAACTAAACTTATAGGATTTTCCTTCTTCTATTTTCATATATGCTTTTGGGAAGGCTGTTGGAAAAACTGTTATAGAATGTAAGTCCCTACTTGTATCTGCAAGAGTTAGAGATGCCATTTTCTTACCAGCTTTTGTAACTCTAGGCTTAAAAGATACTACAAACATTTCCTCGTCTTTGTAAGGCAATTGCTTGTATCCTAAAAACTTTACTAAAGCATTATCAGAATTTTTTATTTCATCAACAGGTATTGCAGAAACAATCCTGTTGTCATTACAAAGAGCCAAGTAAGTGCGACCAGTCTCAATAGTCGTATTTTCATCATCAAATATACCGATACTGCCAGTTTTGTCCAAAATTTCAACTCGTGACCACCCTGTTCCTCTTTTAATTAATTTTACCATACCCATAATAATGAAAGATCCCTTTTCTTCAAACTCTTCAATATCTTTAATAAATGCATAGTAGTGAGATGGAATTGTAATATTAAATTCTGGAAGGTTTAAATATTCATATAGATTTTCTTTAATCTCAGAATCATTTCTTGGATTATCTGGAAATGTTGCTCCACCAATAACCCTTAAGGCTTGTAGTGCTCTGCTATTAACGCCATTACCTTTTGTAAAAGTAAACTCTTCAAGTTGTTTGTAGGAAGTAAAAGGACGTGCAGCAATATATTTAGATGCAATGTTGTCAGATATGTATTTAATTCCCGTTAGTCCGAATCTTATTCCTTTGCCCTCAATCTTAAAGTCTGCATCTGAATCATTAATATGTGGCAGCTTAATTGAAATACCCATGCGCTTTGCTTCAATTAAATATTCTGTTCTACCGTCTTTATCTTTTTCATTTTTAAGAAGGGCAAACATAAACTCTAGTGGATAATAAAACTTTAACCACGCCGTCCAATACGAGAGAGTAGAGTAAGCGACTGCATGGCTCTTGTTAAACGAGTATCCCGCATGTGCCTCAAAGTCACGCCATAAATCCAAAGCTTCATTAGGACTAATATAGGCAGAAGCGCCACTAATAAAACGATCCTTAAAAATGTCAAATTCTTTAGCATCTTTCTTCTTTCCAATAATTTTACGAACTTGATCAGCTTCAGACATAGACATTCCACCTAAGTGAACACATGCTTGCATAACTTGCTCCTGATAAAGGACACAGCCATAAGTATCTTGTGTAAATGGTTTCATAATTTGGTGACTATAAGATACATTTTGTTTACCATGTTTACGTGCAATATAGTCTTTACCAATTGTATTCATTGCGCCTGGACGAACCAATGCATTTGATGCAGCAAGTTCATTAAGATTTTTTACACCCATTTTAATTAAAAGGTTGGTGTATGGTGTTGCTTCACATTGAAATACACCCTTAGTATATCCATCAGAAAGCATTTGATAGACATTAGAATCTTCCATATTAATTGAAAGCAAGTCTATATCTACATAGTGATTTTCCTTAACCATATTAATAGTATCTTTAATTACCGACAAAGTTTTTAATCCAAGTGCGTCAATCTTAATGAGGCCAATCCGTTCAGCTTCCTCCATGTCAATACCAACGACAGGTATGCGTTCATCAGACCCAGGAGAAGATCTTGTCTCCATCGGAGCAAACCTAAAAATCGGATCTTTGCTAGTGACCACACCAGCAGCGTGTATGCCAGTGCCACGAATACGACCACGAAGTTTTTCACCATATATCTCCACCTCTGGATATTTTTCACGAAACTCTCTAGTTGATTTTGATGTGCAGAAATCATCCCAAGTATCTACTAACTTTAAAACTTTGTTTACATCTGCTAAAGGAATATTTAAAACTCTAGAGATATCTCTAACAATTCCTTTTCCTCTAAACTGTAAGAATGTTGCAATGGAAGCAACATGTCTGTATTGTCTAACTAAATAATCCTTAACTTCTTCACGACGGTTGTCTTGAATATCTGTATCGATATCTGGAAAGTCATTACGGTCTGGATTAATAAAACGGAAAAACAATAGTCCATGTTTTATTGGATCAATATCAGTTATGCCAAGTGTGTAACAAACTAAAGAGCCAGCAGAAGAACCACGGCCAGGTCCTACAAGAATTCCTTCTTTCTTAGCCCAGTTAATCATACTTCTAACAACTAGAAAATAAGAAGCAAACTTTTTATTTTTAATAATTTCAAGTTCTTCATCTAGCCTGTCTATATATTCCTGATTACCATCAAGTCCTTTTAGCTTCAAACCTTCAATAGCAATGGCTTTAAGTTCTTT